TACTACCCACAACGACCATTGGTGTAGTTAATACAGTAACAAAACATAATACCAATATAATAATACCGAAGCAAAATATTACGTCTTCTGTCTTCATGAATTATATTATAAATTATCTTTATATTTTATTTAATACACGGTTTGTTTATCGTGTCAAACTTAGTACAATCATCAAACATATTGCTCATATTTTTAACTTTAAAAACATTCCATTTATTTAGCGGTTGATTAAACTCTTTACATCCACTAAACATTGCATTCATATTTATCACATTGGAAACATTCCATTTATTAAGTGGTTGATTAAAATTTTCACAATCACGAAACATATCATGCATACACTCAACTTTTGAAACATTCCATTTGTTGAGTGGTTGATTAAAATTAGTACAACCACGAAACAATCTTTCCATAGATCTAACATTAGAAACATCCCAATCATTTAGTGGTTGATTAAAATTTTCACAACAATAAAACATAAATTCCATACACTCAACATTAGAAACATTCCAATCATTCAATGATTGATTAAAATTATCACAATTCAAAAACATATATTCCATACCCTCAACTTTTGAAACATTCCAATCATTTAATGGCTGATTAAAATTATTACAACAATAAAACATACTCTTCATAGACCTAACATTAGAAACATCCCAATCATTTAATGGCTGATTAAAATTATCACATCCTGCAAACATACTATTCATATTTTCAACTTTCGAAACATCCCAATCATTTAATGACTGATTAAAATTATCACATCTTTCAAACATACTCTTCATAGACCTAACATTAGAAACATCCCAATCATTAATATTGTCATTAAACAATTCTTTGCTTTTAAATAATTCTGACATATCTGTAATTAAAGATGTATCCCACATTGATATATGAGAATACATTTTTGTAGCTTCTGTTTTATTTGAACACCATAAATCAACGGCATCTTTTAATTCTTTTTTTGTTTTTGGGATAAAAATAGCATATTCATAAATAATATCTACAAGCTCAATAGGTATTTTTTTAAATATATCTTGTAATTCTTGCTTTAAATTGTACATGATTATTTATATTTGTTAATTTACATTTAAATCATAAAAAATAAATGAAAAATTGAAATATTTTAATATAATATTTTTTTATTATATTCAAACTACCAATGGAATACAAACCAACATTTAAAAAAACGCGAGTTACGAACAAGGATAAACTGCGTGCCAATAAGCATAGTGGAAAATGGAAACACAATAAAAAGGTAAAGGATAAGCTAGATAAGATAGAAAAACGCAAAGAAAAGGAAAAATATATGCGAAATGAACGTCAATACTGGGATTATTTCGTATATGATATTTTACAGCATAACTATATGTATAAATTGAAAGATACCGTTATAGATTGGCTACATAATGACGAACTTTTTAGTGATATGATAGAGGCCTCATTTTGGTCATATATGTGTACGAATCCACATTCGACATTTATGATGTTTGACAGAAAGCATATTCGTTATTTAACAGAAAAGTTTCATGGAAATTATATTATTTTGAATGAAAATGCTGACGTCATTTGCGAATTAATAGTTACAGAAATGTTAAAAAATATAGAAGAATATGAATGCTTACGTACATGGAAAGCTATTTGTCAATGTGGCGGACCGAGAACAATCCGCTTGTTAGAGGATAACGTTGATAAATACCGCCAAGCATATGGCGAGCATTATAAATATTTATATGAAAATTTATGCGCAAATCCAAATGCAATATTTTTGATAAAGAAATATTACGATACGATGTTTAACAAGGGTTGTCATTGGTATATATTGGAGAATCCGCATTCAGACGCGGTTGATATAGTGGAACAAATTTATGAAGACATCGACGAATATACAATTATGCGTCAAACGCCAGCGATAATGAGAAATACTGGCGCAATGCGAATTATAAAACGAATATTGGAATCAGACCGACCGTTTGCCATTTACCATTTAATGGAAAACGAAAGTGCCGTCGATATTATACAGCAACTAATAGAGTCCGACTCATATTGGATAGAGTGGGTCAAGATTCTAAGAAATCCAAGTGCGATCAATATTATATTAGATTATCCGGAAAATATCGATTATTTCCATTTATCTAGCAATAAAAACGCGGTTTGTTTATTGGAGCCATATTTAACAAATATAATGGCCGACGAACTGGATGATTCACATTTCTTGCGTCAATACTTATATGAGCACCCTGGATATGATATCGACTCTTATGGATTATGTGATAATATAAATGCATTTCATTTAGTAGAAAAATACCCCGAATTTTTAGCAACAAACATATTATCGAATCCGCGAATATTTGAAATTAATTATGACTATTTACGACGAAAATGGGATTATGTCACACATGAAGAAGAAGAACACATGATAAAGTTTATGAAAAAGGAAATTACGCATATTGAACCAAGACTATTGAAGAAACTACATACGGATTATATCACTCAGTATGAAATCGAAACGGTTGTCAATGAATATGCTAAGAAAAATAAATATTTACCGGAACACGAATTAATATTTCACATATCATATGAGCGACTCATTCGCGCAGTATATTCACCAAGACGCGTGTTTTATAACTTAACAAAATATAATTATGACATACATCAGGAAACATATAGCGACGAATAAAAAGAAAATCACGATTTATAAACCATAAAAATTGAAATATAATATTATGTTGATAATATATGATATAGTAGAATGGATGAAGAACAATTATTAAAAGTCGCTATGATAAAAAATCTAATGAACTCTGTATTTCAACAAGTGTTTCAAAATTTTGTAGAAATTGAAGGTATTCTCAAAGAAACAAACGATAATGAGCTACATGAAAGATTTGAGAACTTGAAAATCAAAACGAGTGCTATAAAAACAAACATCGATAATATGCAAACATTAGACGAATACGAAATAATCAGTGAAAATATGACTGAAATATTTACAGATTTTGAAAATATTCGTGCGTGTATATGTATAAATAAATAGAATATTTGAGTCGTATATATTTAACAACAGCAAAATTCCAATGATTACATATAATATAGTGCGAAATATTTTACACCCTTGAAGATTTAAAACCGCACCTTTTGGTGAAATAAAAAAAAATCAAAAAGGTTTGCCTTGTAGAAACGAAGAGAACATAAACACAAATAATGGAACAATATAAACACTTTTTTTATTTTATAAATATGTTGAAATGGAGTGAATATGATTCAACACCTATTGTTGAACCTACATCGCCTTTTCCTATAAAAGAACCTTGTAAAGAAGAACCTATAAATAAATTATATGTATATGCTGGTGAAAAAGGAGAAACTTTTACATGTTTATTAGAAAAAAAAGACGCGTTAATGTGGTCATTCGACATAGAAGATGATTTGAAGTTAAATATTGATAAATATTATGACGATGACAATATAGGACCAAATTTTCGTATTTTCTACAAAGATGATGATAAATATTTTATTGATATTGGATATGTTTATTATGCTTATGACGACGATGGATACTGTGCTTATGACGACGATGGATATTATAGTTCTCAACTATGTAAAACAATCGAATTAACTGATTATCAAGATAACATTTACAAACATTTTTTTACAAAATGGGAAGAAATCAAAAACCCTCTTGCTATAGAAAATATTTGGGAATATGAAGTATTAAATTTCGGTGAACGAAAATACGAAGAGGATAAAGAGGATTGCGAAGACGATAACAATGAAAAATGGGATGATATTGAAGCATGGAAGGACTATAAAACAAAATGTGATGATGAAATATGGTTGCAACAACAATGGGATTATATTGATATAGATAATAAAACTATCCGTTATAAACTTTGTTATGATGAGATTATACGTTTTAAAAACACAGAAGTCAAAAACGAAATGATGAAAGAATATGCGAAACTATATACTAGACGATTAGTTGATAACGTGCGTTTGTTTGTTAAAATATAAAAAATTGATTCATTTTTATTTCTCCATAAAGTATGCATAAAATAACAAATCAAAGATGACAACATTCTTAAATAATAACATTACTGATATTGATGCCATGATTGCCGCGAATAATGCTGAAATGGAGGCATTTCGTTTGGAATTGGAGAAATTAAAAGCAGAAAAATCGAAACTGGTTCTTGTGCAGAGAGTTAAGCAATAGGAAGAAAGACTCATAGAAGAAGACGATAAATTAATAATATAGAGTTCGTATATTATTAATCTTTAACAATGACATATTTTCGACCTTTTTTTTCCAACATTCCAACGCGGTCAAATTTAGCACGTGGGTTTTGCAATAATTCATTATATGCTTCCATTGTAAATACTTCGCCGTTCTTTTTATCCACCACATATTCATTGGTCCCTTCCATGAATTTTTGGAATTTACGCTTTTGTTCTCGTGCATCTTCTTTATAATATTGATCATCTTCAATCGCAGGAACACTACCAAATTGCGTAGACATAACTTTTCCATAATTAAAGCAAACCAAATCCTCGGAATTCGCATACAAGGAACAATCCACAGCACTTTCTTTCATGGTTTTCAATATTTGCGCATTAATATTATCTTTGATGCGTGATATTTCGTATAAGGACTCGTCTGTACTCAATGGCGTCTTTTTATCCAGTTTACTCACGTCCCGCATAGTGAGCTCTTTATTATTTTCACTAGAGCTTTGGTCTTCAGTTAATGTAGCCATATACAAAAATACTTGAATATTTCGATATTCTTCAGGCAAGTCTTCATGACTACAAATACGTCTAGCACGACCGATAACTTGGTCAATACGCACCATATGCCAATAAGGATCCACAATATGAACATATCGCGTATTTTTCAAGTTAATACCTTCTGAACCCGCTGGACTGATCATGATAACTTTAATAACTTCGCCAAAATGATTGTTTTCATATTTTTTGCGCAATTCATTTGTAATGCTCGAAGGAACGCTTTCCGGATCCCATTTGCTATTATAAATATTCAGCATGTATTCTCTTTCTTCAGCAGATTCATTACCTGTATACAAAATAAACTTGGGTTTATCAGCGTCTTCAGGGTTTTCATCAATCACCCATAACGAACCAGATTTTTTTATTTTAAATTGAGCATAACCATTGGCTTCTAATACCAAACGTAAAATACCAATACCTTCCAAACGAACAAAATTGCTGTAAATCATATGCAATCCTTCATGAGAACTTGAATGGATATTGGATAAAATTTCCAAAAACTTAGGACTATATACATTCAGTTTATCCGGAATCAAATAATCCGCCGAGTTAGATTTCAAATGCATTAAAGCCGTTTCGATTTGTCTGGAGTATTCGGAGTTAGGATCGTCAATCGCATCCAAATCATTTTCATCGATTTCATGTTCTTCTTTTTCTCCTTTTTCCCCTTCTTCCTTTCCTTCTTCACTAGGTTCTTGTTTTGGACGCGGTACTGGACGTCCAGGAGGGTCAGGAAATGCAAAATTACAACATGAACGCGAAAAAATACGATAGCTCGACGCTAAACTCGATAAATCCTCTGGTTTGGCCTTTTTCTTACGAAGACGCATGCGTTTTTCTTTATCGGCCTCATCTTTACGAATTTTTTCATATAAAGTGAACTGATATTCACTCATTTCACATGAAACAACATGAATGTTCTCACCACTGGCTGTTAAAACAAATGATGGTAACAATGTTTCTTGTGCACTCTTGAAATAAGACGTGAGACCTAATATTCGACGTTGTAATAAAGATTCATTTTTGATAGTCATTTCATCGGCATTAATAAATAAACTATTGAACTTATCAACATCATCTGGTAAACATTTATTATTAACTACACTCACAGCAGCAGTGTTTACTTCTACTTCATGTTTTTTCAAAATACCAATCAATGTGCGATAAAAATTTTCATCGGAAATATTGCCAGTTTCATCCAATGCAACACCAACATAAGTCCCCTTTTTATTTTTCATATTGGCAAATCCAAATGGATTTCGAGTGATGGTTAATTTGTTTCCAGTATAATCAATAAAATCATAAAAGTTGAAATTTTCAGAATTCAGAATACCGATAATTTCATCTTTGTTGATTTTCTTCGTCGTGTTAATCGTGACAGGAATGTTCCATGTTTTGATATATCCACGTAATATATTATACAAAATGCCGATTTCATTGGAATAGTTAATAATGGGCGTGCCGGTTAGCAATACGATTTTTGCGTTTGTGGCATTCATCAAAAATTCATATAATTTACACGAAATGCTTGCAAACTCTTTAACTTTCAATTTATTTACAATGCGACTTACGAAGTTATGCGCCTCGTCAATGACAACAACGCAATTATCAAAAGGGTTAATCGTATTATTTTGTGTCAAACGGTTCAATATATTATGATTCAATCCATCATAGTTAACGTCTTGATATTTGGAGCGAATCATTTGATTCAACTGATCGTCGATGAGTTTTTGATAATTTGCGTTTAAAGAAGAAAAATTGGCGGGTTTGTTTACATCGACGAGCCAAGCTCCGTTATATTGTTCAATATATTCAGCAGGTAACGATAAAGCGCGTGATAAAACAGGAACGTAATTTGGATGACCTTCAATAGAGACGAATTCCCAATATTGATTTTTGCGAAACAGTGGATCACCGCATTTTTTGAGTTCACTGAAATAGTTCTTCTTCAAAGAAGCTGGTGTCATGAGTATAATTTTCTTATCGGTTTTCATTCCTTCTGCAATGGCAATACTAGTACATGTTTTACCAGAACCCAGTCCGTGTAAAATGAGTAATCCTCTATAAGGAGTGATTAAATTCAAATAATCGCGGACTACTTTTTGATGTGTAAGCAAATTGAACTCGGTGTTGCGGTTACGATTTTCACAAGAAACTTCTTCAGCGTCTTTGATTTCGTCATCGTAATTATGTAGTAATTTGTCGATTTTTTCAATAAAAAGTTTACGATTATTCATGTAATACGAAGACGATTTATATACGATTTTATTGCGTTTACGTGGTAATTTTTTGTCAATGTTTTTGATATTAAAGTTACCATGTGTAATTGGTAATACTACTGCAGTTTTGCGTTTACGTGGGATTTTGATTGTATTTACTTTATCGCGCACTTCCGGGGAAATAACTATATTATCATCGGTTTCTTCATCGCCTTTTTTATTAAATACAGATGGATCCACTATTTTCAATTTACGTTTTTTCTGTTTAATAATTGGACCAGGAGCGGCTTCTTCATCATCACTGGTACCAGCATCGTCTTCTTTTTCTTCTTGTAAATCGATTTTAGGACTAAGTGGTGTTGGTTCTAAACTAGGCGATTTCATGGGTTCTTCATCCTCAAGTTTAGCTTTGAACCCCTTAATACGTTGCAAAATAAGCGAACGCTCAACATGACTTTCATGGCGTTTATCAATAAACTCTAAAACGGGTTTAACACTCGTTGTTTCTTCAACACTATCTTCCCCGTAATCCGCCTGAATTTCACCATCTTCGTCATATTCTTTTAGATCCCCATTTTCTTTTTCAACAACATCAATTGGTTCGTCGGTTTTAATATGCAGAACAAACTGTTTCACATTTTTTGGTGTTGATTTTTCTTTGAGTTGTTCGAGTATGTTCATATACTATTAGCTTATAAAAAATATATATTATGTTTTATAAACAAATTATTTTAATGAGGTTTGATGACTAGAATATTTTTTGAATAGCTGTTTCACAAGCTGTCTGTTCCGCCTTTTTCTTTATTTTATGGACTCCTGAACCAAGTAGTATAAACACTTTGCCTTTTTCCGACATATATTGATGTATTTCTTGATAAGAATCGAATTTACTAATATCGATTGCTTGTGACAAAGATACGCTATGAATCGGTTGTCCTAAACATAAGAATACCCCCATGTGATATCCATTATCAACATTGTATTCTTCAATATCCATATAATGTGGTGTCACTTTGAACTCTTTTTGTATTTTCACTTGCAAAATGTTCTTATAGTTATCGTCATTTTGAATCAAATTCATCCAATCGACATGTTTTTCAAAGACACTTTCCACAAAAATTTGCACCATTTGGAAACCAGGGCCACAAACAAACAAGTCGTCGAACCATCGCTCGTCATCGTGCACTTGAATACGATTGAAATCCAAAAACATCGCTCCAATAAAGGCTTCAAATAGACAACCTAGTTTTTTAACATTCGTGCGAATTTGCTTTGTTTCTGCATTCTTAGATAATATAACCCATTTATGTAAACCCATTTCCAGAGCCATTTTACCAATCGATTCATTTTTTACCAAAGCGATTTTCTTTTCAGTCATGAATCCTTCATTTTCTTTGGGAAAGCGTCGATATAAGTAATATTTAGTAATACACTCCAAAACACCATCGCCGATAAATTCCAAACGTTCATTGGATTTAGTAAATAAATTGAGAGTATTTTCGGGTTTAGGAGCAATAATAATATTATTTATTTCGTTTTCTAGCTGAGGACGCTTAATGTAAGACCGGTGAATAAAGGCGCGTTTATAAAGCTCAAAGTTGAAGATAGTAGTGTTAATACCATATTTTTTTAATATAGAATTAACTTCAGTTTCACTAATCAAAACATTTAATTCGTTATATGGATCGAAAATATGAGTTTCGACACCGTTGTTTGATTCAATCCTAATATCGTCGTCCATGAATATAGAGAAATATACAATTATGTTTAAGTGTATTTATAATTTCAATTTTCTAGAAAATAAAATATTTAGAAATTATATATATGCCAAGAACTACTACCACAGTATCTGGAATGCTAACTACTCAAAATCAAGGAGGCGGAAACAAGAAGGCTGGTTTAGTTCCTACTGAAACTGCCAGTGTTGCCCAAGCCCGTTCTTACCGCGAACGCTCATACCCTCGCAGTGTTAATTTTATGATGAAAGAACTTTACCCTGGTCAACCTAAGTGCATGTCAAGACCTATCGGTCTTCGCCCTATGACATACTTCAAATGTTAAATATATAGCTATAAAATGATATAATAAAAAAGTATTATATGATTCAATGGAGTTAGTAATCGATAAGCGAGAACATGCTATTTTGGAAAAAATCCCTGAAAATGGGACGAATATAAAAAGCGAGCAGCTACATTTAGGAGATATTCAAATCAAATATAACGATCAAGTGAAATTGATTATAGAACGAAAATCATTGAAAGATTTGATTGCGTCTATAAAAGATGGTAGATATTTAGAACAATCTTTGCGATTAATGAACAATGGTTTATGTCATTTGCATCATGTAGTATATTTAATTGAAGGAAATATTCATTCGCTAAGTGAAGTAGAACGTCAAATCGCCTATTCTTCCATGGTTTCTGTTCAATTTATCAAAGGGTTCTCATTGGTTCGCACGCAAAGTGTAGATGAAACGTGCAGTTATATTGAATTTTTGATGAGAAAATTGAATAAGTCGTTTGAAGCCGGCGCAGAGTTATTTCACAATGTTATATCACAACCTGATACACAAACAAATAATTATTGTAATGTGATTAAGACGGTTAAAAAGGAAAACATTACTCGCGAGAACATAGGAACAATAATGTTAATGCAAATACCCGGAATAAGTGCGGTTATGGCTGCTGCTATTTTGAGTAAGTTCTCGTCGTTCGTTGATTTAATCGAACAAATAAATAAAGACCCATCTGTTTTAGATGGACTGACATACGAGTCCAAAGGGAAAGAACGTAAAATCAACAAAAACTGCATAGCTAGTATAAAAGAAATGCTTTGTAAAAATATATAATCTCCATATCAAATATATACATGCTAAAAGAGTTTTTTGAATGGCCTTCATGGGAAGGGTTTATGCATATGTTCTTCTTTTTGTTGAATTTACTCGTATTATATTTGTTAATATCCAATAAAAATAACCGAACCATGACAAACCTTTTATTATATACTATTTTGATCGGAATCGTAACATTGGTTCATCAAGTTATCAACAGTCGTAATCATATGAAAACCGACTACAAAGTGAATCTATAAAAATTGTAATGACTATATATATATGCAAAAAGATTTTTTTGTTGATTTATCTTTGTTTTCATTAAAGAGGTTGATATATTTTTTACAAATAAATTTCATATACATTATTGGTGTTATAATAGTGTATTTGTTAATAACTAATAAAAGTAATCAAACCATGAAACACCTTTTATTTTATATTGCTTTGTTTGCTATTGGTGTATTTTTTCGATTGAATGGTTATCAATCCGACAATAAATGATAAAAACCATAATATAACCCATTATATTATGTTTACGCATTTATTTATTCGAAACTGGTGCCAGAACTGCTAATAAAAGAATTCGGCGGCATGCGTTCTCCTAAATTGGGAATAAATTGCCCACTGGGTGTAAAGTATGTGGGTTTAGTGACTTCGCGTTTTTCGTATTTTCCAGATTCAACGGCTTCTTGTGTATGGTCAACACCGCCCCAGTTTGTATCCATGGCATTATCACTAAAAGATCCTTTTGATGTCGAATCGTGAATGCGATCCAATTCGTTATAAATACCGATGTCTTGTCCATATGGATCGAAACCATGCGTTCCTACATTATGACTTCTTGTTCGTGAAGAATCAATGACCTTTTGAACATCAATAGGACCCATACCTCCTTGTAAATCGAAAGGACTTGGACGAACGCGGTAAACATCGTTTCCTTGCACATCATTCTCTTCTTGCAAAAATAAAACGGGGCAAGTATTTCCTTGTGCGCGTTGGTTCTCGACGAACTCAATATATTCATCTAAATTGTTGAAATGTACCGGGGTGCTATAGTCTCTATCCGTCGAATTATACATGTAAATATGATTTCCGCGACGAATTAGCACATTGGGACATTTGGCGGTTTGTTTACTGCGATTTTGCAATGGTTCAATACTGACACTTTTAACACTAATCGTTTGGAATGTGTGTACATATAACCCAAATAAAAACAACACCAAACAAACAAAAATGATTTGATATTTATATTTCGATAAATTTAGTTTAAAATCCATTTATATACTATAACTTTTGAAAAAAAAATGGGCATATAATATATATGTTTTTATTGATAAAGGTTCATGCCAATTGGTGTCCTCATTGTATCAACATGAGACCTGAATGGAAGAAATTGAAAACTTCTTTAAAGTTCAAACAAATAAAACCGCGTGTGTTTGATATTGAACAGCAACAATTACATAAATTGGATCTTTTAAATAAAAAATATGCACTACATGAACCCGTATCATACAAAGGATTTCCAACCATTGTTAAAGTGCATAATGGGAATGTGGAATATTTCGAAGGTTCAAGAGACGCTAAAAACATTCTCTCGTGGTTATACACAAACGTAAACAGCTCGGAAAAAAGTAAAACTATAAAGAAATCAAAGAAGAACAAGAAAAGAAAAAATAGAACTAATAAAAGAAAAAATTGATTATAATTTTTGATATTTATTCAAATATATAAAACCATTTGACTAAATATAATTATGAGTGAATCATATCGTTTATTTGATTTCCATATTTTCGATGATAAAACAACAGGTGAATATGTATTTCATATTCAAATGTTCGGCATCAACGAAAATGGAGAAACGGCATCCATTATCGTAAACGATTATATGCCGTTCTTCTATGTGAAAGTATTTGATAAATGGTCAGAAAGAGAAACACGCATGTTTTCAAGTGATATCGAGAAAAATGTTCCTAATGCATTAAACTCCATGCGGATAGTGCAAAGGAAAAAATTATACGGATTCAATGACAATAAAAAATTTCAATTCTTATATCTAAAGTTCACCAATACTATTTCTATGAACCGAGTGAAACGATACATTATGACAAATAAATTCAGTGGTCGTAAACTGGAATTATATGAAAGTGGAATACCCCCTTTATTGCGTTATTTCCACGTTAACTCGATAAGTCCGTCTGGATGGGTGGAAATTTCTTCGGAATTTCAAGATGTCGATAGCAATACAACATGTGCATATAATTATTTATGTAGTTCTAGTGACTTGAAACCGCTGAATAACAAAGAATCCATGGTTCCTTATAAAATATGCAGTTATGATATTGAGGCAAGTAGTAGTCATGGAGACTTTCCAGTGCCAAAGAAATCATTTAAGAAACTAGCAACAAATATTCACGACTTGTATAAATTGCACAAACCAGAAAAAGAGCGCATAGGTAAACTAATAGAGAAAATTATTCGCGCAGCTTTTGGATATGGTAAATTCGACGATGTAGATTTGGTTTATCCTACGACGCATCCATCAAAAGAAACTGTAAATAAGGTGATCAAAGTGGTATTGAAGAAATGTATTCAAGACGTAGAAATGGACGCAAAAACGCAAGACATTATGAATATTTCCAGAATGTTTGAGAAAATGCGCATGGAAGAAGAAGATGACCATGATAATATGCATAGTAAAACAAATAAAGTTGATGATAAAATGACGATTGTTGAATTGTTAGATCATGAGTCATTGCCGCGGGATAAAAAGATTTATCATATCGACGATTTATTGACAGCTTTGTTTAAATCACAGAATGTAATATTAGAAGGCGATAAAGTTACGTTTATTGGTTCAACGTTCATGAAATATGGCGAAAAAGAGCCTTATATGAATCATTGTTTGGTGTTGGGTGGTTGTGACGATGTAGACGGGGCAATTATTGACAGATGTGAAACGGAAATAGAATTATTAGAAAAATGGAGGGATCTAATGATTGAAGAAGACCCCGATATTATTATTGGTTACAATATATTTGGTTTTGATTATGAGTTCATGTTTCGCAGAGCAGAAGAGAACAAAATGGAAAAAGAGTTTCTCACAATGTCTCGAATAAAGAGCAAGCCGTGTTACAAAACGGATTCAGATTGTAATACCATGATTGAAAATACGAAGGTAGTTTTGGCAAGCGGTGAATATGATTTGAAATATTATTCCATGCCAGGTCGATTGCAAATTGATATGTACACCTATTTCCGCAGAGATTTCAACTTAGCTTCTTATAAATTGGATGATGTAGCCGGTCAATACATTAGCGATGACATAAAAAAGTTGGAAATTGTTCATGAAGACGATCAAACGTATACGGATTTAT